CCAGCCGTCCCTCTGGCTCAGTTGCCAGCACCGGACAGTATCGAAGCGTTGCACTAAGAGCGTCGGTCATGTCAGCAGCTAGATAAGCCTCCCCCTGTTCCATAGTGATCGGCGGATGCTTGGCATTGCAAAGATGGCCGTACCCGATGGTCCAAAACCCTGCCGGACAGACATACGGATAAGCGCGGTCAGGGTCTGACTTGGGCACCCGGCAAAACCCTTCGAACCGCTTGGCCAGGTCGATCGCCGCCTGCGGCACTTCGATCATGGCCGGACCTTGTCAAACACGCGGCCCAAGAACCAGAAGTTCAGGACCCCGGCCCACAGCGCCTGGTCGGCTTCAGTCCAGGCGTGCAAAACTGCTGTGCCCCAGTCAGCACCGGCGGACAAAGCCGCAGCAAAGGCCGCAGTCTTAGCTGCGCAGTACAGCGCCATGAACCAGTAGGTAATCACTGGGCGCACAGTGCTGGAAAGTGCATCGGCCCAGGCCACCCCAGTTTTCTCGCCCTGAGTGCGCACGGCATCGCGAAGGGCTTCGATTGAGCCGGTGTTCCAAGCGCCGTCGGCAGCCGCGCCGATCTCGGACATGCGCTGGGCACCACGCAGTTTCTCGAACTCCAGCGCCTTGTCCTGCATGGCCAATTCATGGCCACGCTCGCCTTGGCGGTCGAACCATTTCAAGACTTCAGGAGCCAGGCGGAACGCACCGCCCAGCAATCCACCTAATAGTGTCTCGATCATTGGCCCCCCCCCATCAGCCGCAACTTGATGGCGATTCCAACCAAAAGTGCTGCCAACACACCTGTGGTCAGTACCTTGACCGTAGTCTGCCAGGCCGTTCGGCGCGCCTCCCGCCACGCATCGATGAGACCGCGCAGGTCACGGATATCACGGGCAGCGTGGCCGTTTTCCAGGCCAAGACAGGCCAAAGCGCGCTCAGCTCCTCGCTCTGCTGCGCGTGTGAGCAACTCATCAAGGTCCTCAGGGCGCAGGTTCAAGATGTCAGCGCTATGGGTGTTGGTGGATTCTTCTGTCATGGGCATCTCCAAAATGAAAAAAGCCGCCGGTGCATGAAACACGGGCGGCTGAGCTGGACTTGAATTGATTTATCTGTACTGCGGAGGAAACGCTAGGGGTTTGATGAATGCTGGCATGTGGTTCGGGTTAACCCCTTTGGGAATCATCGCGGGATCAACGATGTCCTCAACCTCGTCGCCATCACGGATAGCGTGAATGCAAGCTGCCACCGTGCCTGGCTCCAATGCGGTAAGGGTATGAAAAGTTTCCTTTGCGATAAATATGATGTGCGGGGCTTCGAAGACTGTTTTCTCACCTTCAATGTCAACTTCCATACGGCCCTTCACCAGAAGCGTTGGATGGTCAAAGACATGCCTGTGGCCCGCGTTAATGTCACCCGCGTTTTCGAACGTCATGAGTTTGATCCAGAGATTGCTGATCAGGCTGAGCTGGACATGTGGGTGTGCCATTGAATCTTCTCCTTAGGGTGTGGGTGTGTTGGTATCTGTTGCGGTGCTGCCAGATGGCCCCGCAGGTGTCGTGATTGGAATCTTGGGGAAGTGAATGTCTGGCTCAATTCGTCCGTTGGCGAACTTGAAAGAAACCATCTCCATAGTTACGTCATCTGGGACAAGTGCATTCGGAAAGCTGGTCTCGTTTTGCATGGGTGGGCAACTGGCATCGGGTACCAGTCGCACATCACCGGACTCAAAATTGAAGTAAAGGCGCTGCATGTCGTCTCCTTAAACAGCCTGGATGTAGGTTGCAGTGAACGAATTGGGAATCATCGAATCGCCACCTGAACCACTCAAGATGGATCCATACAAGTCAAAGGTGACGGTGCTATTGGGCTCGACCGTAAAGGTTCCAAAGTTGAATGACTGAACGCCACGTGCGCTGTATGTACCGAATGATGCAGCCCATACTCCGTTTTTATAAATCTGGAATGCGTAGGTATCGTCGGATGCGAAATTGATGACTGCCGACAAATTCACCTGAATAGTTTTTGTCGTGGTGTAGTTGTACATAGTGAGACGGCAATTACCTACGTTGACCTGGTAAGAACTCTTGCCAGAACCAGCGATGTAGAACATGTTGGTGTAGTAAGCGCCTCGTCCTGCTTGTGAACCATTGGTCGACCAGAGGTAAAAAGACGGAGAACCTGCCGATCTCGATGCACCCGCAGACAAGGAGTTGAAGTTCTGAAACAAACTGAAGCTCAGGTTCACGTACTCGGCGGTTGTGAAACTGCTGGCAGAGAAACCACCAAGCGTCGCTGCATTTCCCGAAATGTTGATAGGCCATGTGCCTGAAGCTCCTGTGCCACCAGACTGTGGTGGGGTATAGCCCAGCGCAGAAATCACTTGTGCATACGTTGGGGCTGTTGCATTGATAACGCCGAGCGCTGTTCGGGCAGTGGCCGGTGTGCCATCGGAACCAAGCAGGCCGGTAAGGTAGTCGTTCAAAGTATCGAGCGACGTTTTGAACTGCCCTTGAGTAACAGTCGAGCCAGTTAAGCTGGCTTTGGATGGAATTGCGGTCATTTGATACTCCTGTTATTTCCACATTGGCGCGGCATCCCCCTGCCCCGGCACGTAGCCAGGTACAAAGGTGACGACCACGCCGTCTGCGCGTTTGAGATAAATTTTTCCGTCCGCCACGTTGAGTACCAACTCACCCAGCGTGACTTGCGCAGCGGTTGGCACGGCGGCTGCCGTGCTGCTGCGCTTGTGCAGGATGGTATTGGCCATGGCTAGAACGAGCCTCCGTCAATCGTGGCGCTGGTGGACAACGCGTCGGTGATGCCAAAGCCAGACAGGGTTGTGGGCTTGCCACTTACGCTGGTCCACGCGGGCGTGACCGTGACAGCCGTACCAATGGCAGTGACACGACCCTTGGCATCAACCGTGATGGGGGAAACCGCAGTGGCGCTGTTGTTGTAGGTGCCAGCAGTCACTCCACTGGCAGCGAGCGTCAGCGCCATGGAGGTCGTGCCTGAACCAGTGACATCGCCCGAGACGGTGATGTTTTGGTTGGAGGTTATGTACCCAGGGTTGGTACCCGCAGTGACCCGACCGGTGGTGTCCACCGTCATGCTCGAATAGGTGCCAGCCGTGACGCCAGAAGCAGTGATGGACAGCGTATTGCCAGACTTGGTCAGGCCTGTTCCCGCAGTGAGTTGGCCCAGACCATTGAATTGCTGGAAGGTCAGCGCAGTGGTGCCCAGGGTGATCGCCCCGTTGGTTGCAAGCACCCAGCCGGAATCGGCGTAAGTGGTGCCTTCCTCAACAAAAACATAAAGGCCAGAAGTCAGTTCGCCGCTTGGAGAGTTGTCAGCATCCGCTGATCGAGCCCATGCACCCGCCGCCGCGAGATAGAGCCCGTTTTGCGCACCTGCGGTTTGGTCCTTGACCAGCACCCGATCACCAGCAACCAACAGCACACCATCAATGGTCTGAATACCAGACAAGGTGATGTTGGCCGTCGTGGTGGCGCGAACCGAGGCTTTGAAATCAAGGCCAGTGATGGCGTTATCCACATACTGCTTTGTTGCTGCATGAAACGCATTGGTGGGATCAGCGGCCAGCGTCAATGCACCAGTCAGCGTTCCACCAGTAAGCGCCAGTGCATCAGTGATGCCGTAGCCGGACAAAGTGGTGGGTTTGCCCGTCACGCTCGACCAGGCCGGTGTCAAAGTGACCGCTGCACCTGTGCCCGTGATTCGGCCCTTGGCATCTACAGTCAACGGTGTGATGGCAGTGGTGCCGTTGTTGTAGGTTCCCGCCGTGACACCACTGCTGGCCAAGGTCAGCGCAATCGCAGTCGTTCCTGTGCCTGTAGCATCACCAGAAACTGTGATGTTCTGGTTGGCAGTGAGATATCCGGGGTTGCTGCCACCAGTCACGCGCCCTTTGGCATCTACCGTGACGTTGGAGTAACTGCCTGCGCTGACACCGCTGGCCGCCAGTGCCAGCAGCAAACCACCCGACAGAGTTCCGGTGCCCGTTGCATCTCCATTGACCGCGAAGCTGTCAGCCTTCTTGGCAAAGACGCCTGAGCCTGCAGCTGCTGTGACAACACTTCCGGACTCTCCGATGAACAGCGTCTTACTGACTTCGGACCAGGCCAGTTCACCCACTGCCAGCGTTGGGGGCGTAGCGGTAGTAGCAGATCGTTTGATTTGAATGAGGTTGGGCATAAGGTTCTCCGTTGGAATTTAGAAATAGCCCGCGTCCAGGGCCAAAACAGTGACATCAGGCAAGGGGCCGGGCGGACCGACGGCACCCTGATCGCCCTTTGGACCTTGTGGCCCGGGAACAGTGAGCGTGACTTCGACTGAAGTGCTGTCCCATTGCGGCTCAAGGCTCAAACTGACTTCGGTGGTGGTTGTGATCGAGGTGGTCATAGGTCAGCCACTAATTACTGACTCACATCGGGCACTACGGGCACGATGAATGTTTCTGTCGATCGCACCATCCCGCCGTCATGCACTTCGACATCGCAGTAAAGATTGGCGGGTGCCGGGAACGATACGGACTGGACAGGATCGACGAGTGAAAGATAGAAGCGCCCCGGATTCACGGTCTGGTCAGGATCAATTGCAGCCGAAAGGTTGGCAACCAAGGCACCGACACTCGTGCGCAGTTGGGAACGAATGGTTTGGGTACTCAGCTGGCTCGCGACACCGTTGATGCGGTAAACGCCAGACAAAGCAAAGGTATCGCCCCGCTTAAACGGGGGCGTTGTTTGTGCAGTCATTTCAATATCCTTGAACGTAGGCGTCCACCGTCCCAGCGGTTGCAGCGCCACTGGCGTTAAAACACTGGATCAGCGGGCCTGAGGTTGATTTGTCGACCACGCGGGCCGTGGTGGCAGAGCCACCGTCTGAATGCAAAGTGAGGCTCACGATCACCACGTTGCGCCAGCCGGTGCCAATCGACAGGCGTGTCCCGCCCGAGGCAATCACCACATCCGGCAAGCGAATCGTTTTGTCAGGCACATCGATTTGAGCGACAACGGTACCGATCACTCCTTGCAAGTTGCTCTGATCGACAT